TAGGGCTTGTCAGCTTGTCCTTACCTTTCCCGTATATGCACCCCTTGCACCCAGCAGGGTATTCTTTGGCAAACTCCGCACAACTGTGCGGGCCTTTTATGTTTGCTGCTTTGCGCTCCACTGCATGGTGGTTGTAGTCAGGGTGCCCCTTCGATAGTTTATGTATTGCCGTGGCGCTATCTTCGCAGTGGTAAGCAATGGACAGCGCGTGGAACCACATGGGTTCAGGTAAAGTCTTACGGTTCTTGAAAGCGTACAAGAGTTGATTGCAGCCCTGCTCCCCTTTCTGCATTATCTTTTGGAACGAACTCTTGCTATCTGTTCTATACGGAGCCTCTTCCTCTAAGAGCGCCTCCAGTGGGTCGTTACTTACCCTCTTATGCGTATGCGTATGCTTATGCTTATGTTTAACCGGCGCAATTTCAATAACTGCATCCTCGTCTACACCCAAAGCATCTCGTATTACCTTTACATCAATGGGGTCACGCTTGCGTTTTACAACTACTGGACTAGGAGGATCATTCTTTACGTTGAATGTCCCCGGTACCCGTAGGATACGCGCCGCGTCAAATACCTGACGATCTACATAAAACTCTTGCGTTGCACACACTTGCTTTAGTTGGTCAGCTATTGGTAGCCACTGTGCTTTAGGTAGTTCTTCAGTAAGTGCCCAGTAAGCATGTACCCCATTCCCTGAATCTACTAGCGTAGGAGCAGGGAGATCAACCAAGTCACAAAAAGTTGTGAGAGCTTGCAATGCTTTTTGTTTAGTAGCGTAGCCTTTGGGTTGCCCAGTACTTTTGTCTAACTCTATGGCTTTGTCTTCGCCACAATCTATGTCTAACCAGAAAGATTGAAAGGACTCCGCGTTAACTGCTGTACGGCCCCCACCGGAATCTTTAGGCAATGGGGCAAGATCGCTAAATTTAGCTAAGCCGAAGTAAACATGTTTGCCTGCCGCTGCAAAGTCATCGAAGTATGACTGTAGCTCTGCTCTGCTTTGTGTAAACTTTGTAGAAATACTTGGGTTACTACCGGGGGGAATACCAACAGCACAGTACCAACCTCCCCGTGGAACGACGTAATCTATTAGTTGAGAATTCTCCATATTATTTTTTTTAGGGGGCACGAAACCCCCAAGTCCTCTCGGTAAAAATGAAGCCCTATCGGTTAAACGTAGGAGGCTAGTAAAGTCCTAACAGCACTGGTTAAATCAGGGTGCGGTTCGTGCGTACCCTGAAACCAGTTATAAACAGTCTGTCGGCTTACTCCCAACTGAGAGGAAACTTCGGCTACAGGTATCTCTTTCTTAATACATACCCTGCCAAGCTTAACTCCCAGTAGGGATCGGCTTGCCTGTTTATTCAAACTACTGAGACGTGTTGTGTATCCGTAGCTCATTAGTCGTCACTTCCCCACTCGTCAATAACATCAGACAAGTCATCGTCAGCGGGAGGAGTTTCAGTTTTCTTCTTGGGGCGTTTGACAGGCTCTTCGGCAACAACTTCTTCCTCTACTGCGCCGAATATATCATCTACGCTTTCTTCCGCTTTCTCTGGAGAGTCTTCTTGGGAGAAGCCCGCTTCGGCTTCAAACGGAGAAGGTGCGGAGTAAGGTATGTACTTAATAACTTGTACACCACGAATGCGTAAAGACACACCAGTGTTAGCCATCTTGTACGGCACTAGCTCTACAGCTAGGTTAATAGTACTACCAGTGGTAAGAAGGAAGTCCTCGTCGAGGCGTTTGTTATCTGCATCAAACTGAGCAGGTGTTCCTGTTGGGCGGTCACCAAAAGTTGCTTTGATGTTAGCTTTACCTACTACAGTACCGTCATCTTGCTTCTCAAAAGGTACGGTAAACTTAGCAGCCCACGACTTATCTCGCTTGGCGTTGTACGCTTCGGTCATAGCTTTGTGAAGGTCTTTAGCTTGGTCAGTAGACATAACAAAAGACAGCTCATACTTTGCTGCATCATCAGTAGCTACGCACGGCACAGTTTTGCCGTTCTCACCTGCGCTCTTGTCAAACCTGTACGGCTGGTCTAACCGAGGGTATTTTGCTTCGATTCCTTTAAGGATATAGCTTTCGTTTTTCATATTTGCACTCGCGTTAAAAAGGTTATTTACATTAGCATCGGCCAGTATTAGCCGAGTTAGGTTCTCTTGCTCATCCTCAGACACGAGGCTGGCTGGTTTAAAATACATAATGCGTCTACTCGTGCTATCCGCAAAACATATCTCGGTACTTACAGTGTTGAGTTGTTCCCCATTGTTCTTGAGGAATTTTTTATATTCATACAAGCCCATAGAGTTTGCAGCCTTACTGAATAAACTTCCTCCCGCAACTCGTAACTTACTCACTGCATACGTATTGTTTAATACCAACTTAATCTCGGTAAAAAACTTACATTCTTTAGCACGTTGCCCCGTTATATTCCTTGGGCAGTCAATGCACCTATTACTTTGCACAGTCTGTGCTGGTACTGTGCTATCAGGTAACTCTGCGTCTAACGACCAACACTTCAGCTGTCCGTACTTAGAGTAGTAACTACGGGAGAGAACTCCGCTATCTACTATGGTTGCTGTTACAGCTTTAGTGATTTCTCCGGTAGCTTTGTTAACAAAGAAATTGTCGGATGTAGTAAGCAACGTCACTTGGGCGTTGGTTTACGCACGGAGATGCTGTACCTATTCTTAGCCTGTAGTCCAGCAGGAGTAACGTCTGGGTTATCCGCTAGAAACTCTTTCATATTACCGCTGTGTATTCTTTTCTCTAGCAAGTGTAGGGCATCGTTATCTTTGATGAACTTGTGCATCTGCTCCCAGTCGCTCGTCCAAAAGTTAGATACAACTCGTCGGGTAACTGTCCCCGCCGCTGTCTTTAAGCTATCTATGTTCTGCGCTTCACACAGCTCAAGCATGCTGTCGGCAATCTTATTTTGAATAACTTTAAGTTTCTTTATGTCTTCTTCTTTCTCTTGGACAGCTTCACGTATTCGCATGTAGTCGCTGGTCATTTGATCTGCTGTTAGTTTTTTCATAGCACCTCCTGAAAAGGGACAACCAGTTTAGCAGGGGCTTTTACATTGTCAAGCATCTATTTCTTGTCTGTACAAATCAATGATCTTGTTGTGGTTGGTAATGTTGTTTTGCAACATAGCGTACAAACGATCTTCTACCCCACTACCTCTTATGTGTATTATAGCCATAGGGTTGTGCTGCCCCGGACGGTTAATGCGAGCGTTGGCTTGCAAGTATGTCTCTACGCTAGTAACAGGAGCGTACCAAATAATAGTGTTAGCAGCTGTTAGGGTAAGCCCATGGGATGCGGCCTGTGGCTGTATGATAAGAACGTGGGGGTCTGGCTTTTCTTGAAAGTCTTTTATTATCTCTGCCCTCTTGTTGACTGATACCTTTCCTGATATGACGGCACAGTTTATTTTGTTCTTAGTAAGGAATTCTTCAAGCAAATTTATAGTGTGCGTGAAAGGCACGAAGACCAAAACTTTGTGGGAAGACTCATCAATAGCTTCCTTCACTACTTTCAAACGGTTGCTCACATCGAACTGGATAACTTCTCCTTCGTCCGTGTACACAGCACCCCCTGATACTTGTAGAAGTTTGTTGATGTTTGTAGCTGCGTTAACAGAGGTAACAGATTCACCATCAGCTACCATCATCATCTTATCTTTTAATATCTTGTAGTAACGATTTTGCTGTGCCGTTAGGGGCGCGTCTCGTTCCACGTAAGTAACATCGGGAAGGTCTAAGCACTGGTCTCGTTCAAACCTAATAGCAGGCTGTAAAGCTGCATGCACTGTAGCGTCAGCGTCAGGCTTAGGTCGCCAGATAAACTGAGTTACTTTGTACATAACTTTGTCTCGGAACGCTCCAAAGTACTTGGGTACGCCTTCTGGGTTAATAAGTTTGCCCAAACCGAACGCATCCACTGGAGACTGTGCTGCTGGAGTACCTGTAAGCATCCATACCCACGGCACATCAGCAACTATGGCGTTAAGTATTTTCCATCGGTTGGTCTGTGCATTCTTGTATGCGTTGGCTTCGTCTACTACAACTAAGTCAAACCCTCCGTTCATAATCTCGTCTTTAACTACTGCTACGCCATCGAAATTTATGATGACGAACTCGGAGCCAGCGTTAATGATCTTGCGCCGTTGAGCTGCTGTGCCGTGGGCTACAGAGCAAGACCTGTGCATTGCAAACTTAAACAAGTCCTGCTGCCATGCCGACTTCATGATAGACAGCGGGGCTATAACTAAGACTCGGTTTATGTCCCCTCGGTTCATAAGGTAGTCAGCGGCCCAAATAACACTAGCTGTCTTACCCGTGCCTTGTTCGTTAAAGCAAAAGGCTTTCTTGTGGATAGTTAAGAAGCTGGAAGTAGCGCGTTGGTGGTCAAAAGGTTTGTACTTACCTACCCATGTGTAGTCCCGTTCTATAGGGGAGGGCACGTCTTTTACTTTCAAACGCGCCAAGGTCTGTGCTTCTTGCAAGCCCCAGTGCACCGCTATTTTAAATACACCATCTACTTCGCTGAGTATCTTGTACTTCTTTATGTTCTCAGTAATGAGGTGCGGGCGTTTTGTTTTTAGTACTAGAGCCTTGTTCTCTACTACCTGCATCACTTTTTACGGCCTGTGATCTTTCCGCCTTTCTTAGCCATCTTCATTGCACCTGCTTTAGTACGCGGGTAAGAAGAGTTGTTAGCTTCGGTCTTAACCGATAGGTTACTGGGCGCGTTACCTCCTCCTTTAGAGATAGGAGTTTTGTGGTTGACGTGCTTACCGTCACCTTTAGCTACCACACCTTTAGCCAGTAGTGTGTTGCGTGCTGCGTTACGCACTGCACGGTTCTTCTTTTGCGCAGGTGTACCTTGGTACTTAGCATATTCTGCTTTGTAATCTCTTGGCTTTGCCATATCTATTTCCTATTGTGTTCACACTTAGTAACGGGACAGTACGCACACAGTGGGCCATCCACCGCGTTCCATACCTCTGTTTGTTCTGCTACATCTAAACGCTCAAGCTCATCATCAAACACGGTAAGGTATGACTTACGCATGTTTGATGTGTGTTCTTTGTGTATGAATTCGTT